ATGCACTTCAATACGTATGTATAGCAAATGACGAAGACTATTCTAAGATATCAGAAGAATATATGGATGGGCCAGATTTGCCTGTAGTTATTAATACAAAGCGTATCTGGTAGTTGTAAATAAAGTAATATATGCTATATTAATCAGAACAAAGCGCGACACCTGCGTAATAATTCTAGTTGATCGTAGAATCATTTAGTGGTGTGACTTTAAAACGTCTTTTTAAAAATGTGTTGAGAGTAACACGAAGGACGTGACACTTTTAGGTTTATTAGTTCATCGGTTAGAACAAGGGCTTGTCAAGCCTTAGAGGAGAGTTCAATTCTCTCATAGACCGCCAAATTTAAGGAAGGGTGAATGCAGAATGGGATTGCAACAGGTTGCTAACTTGTGTTGAAAAACGTGTGGGTTCGATTCCCACTCCTTCCCCCACTTTCAGATATGCCCGACAAGTAATATCACAGTTTTTCATGTAATGGAGTTCCTGTAAAAAACTCATTCACAATTTTTTGCCTTCGTAGCTCAGATTGGTAGAGCGTTGGTTTTGTAAACCAAATGTCGTAGGTTCGATTCCTACCGTTGGCTCCATCTTTTGTGGGCTAAATTGTAATAAGTTAGTTTCATCCTTTCTCTGACTTATCCCCTCCAACAGTTTGGCTCACTTTTCTTAATTTATCAAAGGATTTCCTTGGAGGGAAAATATGAGTTATGTAGACGAAATTAGTGTAAAAGATGCAAATCAACACGATTATATTCATCCTATGCAATTTGTTGGGAAGATTAATAATTGTTTAAGTCCGTGGGTTATGGCTGACTTTAAGTTTAATCAAGGGGCATCTGGAAAGGTAATAATGAGCGTAATGCTTGTTGACAAAAAGAGACAAGGTGCAAGTAGAATTAATACTGAAACTGGCGACAAAGAATACGCATACGGTATTAAAATAGATGTACCGCTACAAGGTTTGCTTCCAACTAAAGATGAGCTTGAATTGTTCATTGAGTCTGTTAGGCAAGATTTGGGAATAGCAGGAACATCAAAAATAATTATGGGGCGATAAGAAATGGCTGAAGAAAATATACAAAATAGAGCAGAACCTATAAAACAAGCTTTAAGTGTTATAGATACAACACCAGTTAAAACTAGAGGACTGATAGAAGTACGATCAACAGAAGACGCATTGGCTGATAGAAATATCGAGAAGATAATCAAAAAACCAGTTGTTATAGATAATTTATCTGGCTATATCAGAAGCGTTTGGTCAGTATGCCGTGATGCCCGTGAAGATATTACAGAGATATTGGAAGAATGCAGACGACAACGTAATGGCGAATATGATCCAGATATTTTAAGTCAACTAGAATTACAGGGTGGTTCTCAAAGTTATCATAATATTACAAATCATAAGTGTGCTTCTGCCGAATCTTGGATCAATGAGATAGCAAGTACTGATAATCCTTGGAGCATTGAGCATACACCTATCCCAGAAGTGAATCCAGACACATACGAGCAGATTGCAATAGAAGTTGAACAAGTAGCTGAACAATATTATCAAAGCGGTAAAGAGCTTGATAAAGATGATATAGTCCAAATGGGTGAAGATGCCCGTCTTGAATATGATAAGACTATTGACGAGATGACTACTAAATCAGCAAATGAAATGACTCGAATTATTGAGGATCAATTACTTAATGGTAAATGGAAAATTGCGTTTAGAGAATTTATACATGACTTCGTAACCTATCCAATTGGGATCATGAAGTTTGAAATGAAAAATGAAATTAAGACTGTATTTAGTGAAGATGAAAACGGTCAATGGATTGTAGCTACAGAAGCTAAACTTAGGGAAACATGGAAGCGCGTTAATCCTTTTAATTTTTATCCTGCTCCAGCTATTAAAGATGTTGAAGATGGTGATGTTTGCGAAAAGATTGCATTTACAAGAAAAGACCTTACTGCAATGATCGGTGTAAAAGGTTACAATGATCAAGCAATAAAGAATGCACTCAGAGATTTCGGTTCTGGAGGATTGAATGATTGGGAGACTAAGGACTTCTATGAACTTAATTATGAATCTGGAAAAAGTGAAACGCAAACAGGTGGTATGAGTTCTTTAACAATTGATACTGTTGAATTTCACGGAAGTGTACAAGGTTCAATGTTAAAAGAATGGGGCATGACCTCAATCAAAGATGAACTTGCAGAATTTGATATATGGGCGATTTTAATTGGTAACTATGTTATCATGGCTCAATTGAATCCTAATCCAATGGGTGTTAAACCGTATCAAACATGTTCGTATGATCGTGATCCAGACTCTATCTGGGGAAAAGGAATATCTCAAAAGGTTAGACAAAGCCAATCTGATGCTAATCAAGCAAGACGAGCTTTACTCGATAATACTTCGTTGAGTTCTGGCCCACAGGTTATGATTAATCAATCACTACTTAGTTCTTCTGAAGATATAACAGCTATCTATCCGTTTAAAATCTGGAAGATGCGTAGAGGTAAACAATCAGAAGCAACAAGCGTAAATAATGTATTTAGATTCTTCCAGCCATCATCTCATACTTCCGAGCTTATGCAGACAATTCAATTCTTTGCTAATGAAGCCGATGAAGATAGCGGGATTCCTAAAGTAGCAGAAGGTTCAATATCAAATACTTCTAACAATGCCACGTCTACAGCAAGCGGTCTTTCAATGATTCTTGACAATGCTTCTCGTAATATTAGAAATGTTATTGGAAATGTTGACACATGTATAATTCAGAAGCAAGTTGATCAGATTTATATACTCAATATGCTTGATCCTAACGTGCCTAACAGTGCGAAGGGAGATTTGGAGGTAAGAGCACGGGGTATACTATCAACAGGGCTTAGAGAGCGTCTACAAGTGCTCAGAAGGGACTTTATGCTAATGGTTCTTGGCAATGATCAACTTACTAGCATTATTGGTGTAGAAGGAATAGCTAGTTTACTAAGAGAAGTATCAAAACCTCTTGAAATGTCAAATGACTTTATCCCTAGTGCTGAGAAACTTGAACAGAGACAGAAACAGGCTGATCAACAACAGAATGATCAAATGGCTGTAGCTCAACAAATACTTCAGATTGCAATGAGTAAAGGTTTTATGGAACAAGCTGATGCTGAATCAATACTTGCTGAAGTTTCTGGTAATGGTCAACAACCTCAACAATAAAAGTAGGGTTTGATTTTAGTACCGAATGGTACGTTCTAGGACTGATACACCATATATATTATCTTTATACATCTTTATAGCTGTAAGAAAGTTGTAGCCCAATCGGCTATTATGAGTCTATAAAGTTGTAGCCATAATAACAAAGGAGGAAGAAGGGAAAAGGAAAAAGACTTGGAGGAGTTTAACTAAATAATACAAAGGATGAAGAACGGATGAAACAACTATCAAAAGAACAAATTAGAACATTTTACGCTTTAACAAAAAATAATTCGTTTAATCTTTTTATGATTTGGTTTAAGGAAAGCCTTGATGAAGAGCGCGAAGTAAGTGATGGATATAGAGATATATACGACACTCGCGTATCACAAGGAGTACGACAAAATCTCAATGCTATAATTGAGACAGTCAATGAACTTGAAACACAAATTAAAGAGATAGAAAACTAATAGAGAATACCTAAATCTTAGGCTCTCGCAACTAAATTTTATGTGACACCTTTTTTAAAAGGCCACGAAGGAGTAACAAAACATGGGTCATCAAACAGTAGAACAAGCACAAGCAGTTATTAATCAGTTTACGGCAAATGAATCACAGCAAACAGTAGAACAACCAACACAGACCGTTCCCTCCGTACAGAGTGCAAATGTACGACCAGAAGCGATACCTGTAGTTGCAGACGTACCAGTAGCAGTAGTTCAAGAACCACAACCAGTAGCAGTCCAAACGGTCGCAGAAGATGTATCAGCTATTAAAGAAGAACTTAGAAAGATGAAAGCATCCTACAGTTCTCTTCAAGGCAAATACAACAAAGAACTTCCGCAGTCAATGAAGGACAACGCACAGCTACAGGCTGAGATAAACTTATTAAAGCAAGACTATAATCAACAGGCTTCCGCACAGGAAATACCTAAAGCTATAGAGGATGCAAGAACACGACTTGGGCAAGAAAGAGTGGATCAACTCGGAGAAGATTATGTTGATGGTGCAGAGGAAATCGCTAATTATGCAGTACAAAAAGCGGTAGCTGAAGCCAAAGCAGAATCAGAAGAGAAGATGCAAGCAATTGAAGAAAGAATGCATAAACAAGATTGGGGAAATTACAATCGAGTGCTAGGTGCAAGTGTACCAAATTTTATGGAACTTATCGACCCAATGGGTGACGGCAAGGCTGATGTAGAATTTGAACAGTTCCTACAATCACGACTAATCGGTGAAGTGTTTTATAACGCTGATGCTGAAATGGATGTGAATAAAGTAGTAACAATTTGCAATATGTACAAAGATTCTCAAGTAGCACATGTCCAAGCTCAAGTAGCCCCTGTGCAAGCTCCAGTAAACCCTAAAATGCAAGCAATCGCACCACCAACTACTAACAATGCAACCCCACAATCGCAGACAGGTAACGGTTCATATTCATTCAAGATGAGTGACTATTTACATCAAGCTGATAGGTTTGCGCGTAAGAAAAGTTCTGAAAGCGAATGGCTTCAGTTCGAAAAACAATACCAACAAGCAGTGGTCGAAAATAAGGTTGACTTAACTGCATAATAAATTAGGAGTGACAAAATGACTTATCCATACCAAACATCTGGTGGAACTGACGCAACAATGGCAAACGTAATACCAGAATTGTGGTCTGCTACATATCTTGTAAAATGGCATCTTGAAACTGTATTTGATAAAATTGTAAATACAGACTATGAAGGTGAGTTTTCAAAAATGGGAGACGTGATTCATATCCGTACAATCCCTTCAATGACAATCAACACTTACTACAAAGGTATCAATGATAGTACTGGTCAAGTAACTTACCAACGTCCTACTACTGGAAATGTTGATATGCTTATTGACAAAGGTAAATACTGGGCTTTCTCTCTACAAGACCTAGACCTAACACAATCTAGCATCGAACTTGCTAACACTTGGGCGACTGAATGTAAGACACAAATGCATGAAGCTATCGAAACTGACCTATTTGAGACATGGTATGATGATGCCTCTGTAAATAATGCTGGTGCTTCTGCTGGAGCTAAATCTGCTAACATTAATATGGGTGCTGTCGGTGCTCCTCGTTATATTAATGCTACAAATGTAGATGACTTCCTAACGGACGTTACTCTTGTTCTTGACGAACAGAATGTTCCACAAAACGATAGAGCTATTGTAGTTCCTAAATTCGTTGGAAAATTCATTAAAATGTCAGATAAGTTTACTGCTGATAAAACTGGTGAATCTAAAGGCCGTTTGATCTCTGGTCTAATCGGTGAAGTTGATGGACTAATGGTTTACGCTTCAAACAACGTAGATAGTGAAGTTGATGCTACAGTTGGAGTAACTGTTTACAATGCATTCGCATGTCATAAGAAAGCAGTATCATTCGCAACTCAGCTTGAGAAAAATGACGTTATTACAGACCCATATGACTTCCGTGAGCTATCTCGTGGACTACAGGTTTACGGTTCTAAGGTAACTAAAGCTGAAGGTGTTGTTCACGCTATCATAGCAAAAGGCTAAGAGAAACCAACTAGAGGGTGTTAATTCGCCCTCTTAATTCACATATATATCAAAGGAGAAAAGAAAGTATGTTTTATGTAAAACTTAATGATGATGCTGGAACACGGGTTAATTTGGATAATGTAGTAGCATACAATGCTGTGCTTACTGCTGATTCTGAAGCTATCGAGTTCGAGCTTGCCATCAATAACACGACTGCGATTCTATCGCTTAACGTGGCTTATACCGATGCTGACACTGAAGATGAACAAGTACGTGCAGACCTTGCATACCTTGACAGCATTCTTGAAGTTAAACAACCACCTGTAGCAACCGATCAGTCGTAGGAGGTAGAATAATGTCTACTTTCATTAAATTGAACGACTCAGCTAATACTCGCGTAAATCTTGAAGAAGTAGTGGGCTATGCTGTAGTAATTACTTCTGGTTCTGAAGCAATCAACTTCAAACTTCCAACTAATAACTCTGGAGCGTTGCTTGATTTGTCTGTAACATATGACACTAATGCCGATGAACAAGTTTTAGTTGATGCTGTATACATTGACCATGTATCTGGTGCTGATACTCGAATTGCTCAAGTTAGCGTTGATCAGACCTAAACCTTAACCAAAAAAATAGCCCGTACTAACCTTAATTGGTCGGTACGGGCTTTCTTGTGTCCTAATTTTATTTTAATTTATATTCTATAACAATAATTACTGTACTAAAGAATACTAATAAAGGTATGCATTCGATTAACTTCATCATTCGTAATTTGGCCCAAGTTTATATTCGCCCTCCTTTAGCTCTTGTAGATTTTCTATTGCGTATGGAACAACTGTAAAGAACTCTTCAATTGAAAATTTACCTTCACTTATTGCATCATAGTCAGCTTGTAGTATTTCTATTATTTGCTCTAGTCCTAATTTCTCGTATTTATCCATTACTTACCTCTTGTATTTTTTCAAACCGCATTTCAGCCAGCCTAATCATCTCTGTCATTGTCGTAAGGTTTAAGTCATAACCACCACAGTTAATTCCGTCAATAGTTATTATGATATTGCTTCTGTCATAGAAATCGAATGATGTTGTATATTTCATTTCAATAACTCCTCAAACCGTTTCTGAATACGTAAAGCTCTACTCTGTGCATTTGTTACGTCTGCATAATTACGGTCTATTTTAGCTTGTTTTCTCATTGCAAATTGTCTAAAGAACTCTCTAACTCTGGTTAAGATATCATGTATTATGTCCATTTCCTTTCTTAAATTAATTTCTTTTGTCTCTAATTTTTCTAAATCTTTATCACCAATTTCCTGTGCTTTTTCAAGTTCCACTACAAGTTTGTTGAAGTTTTTAAACGCTTTGTTAATCCTATTGATACTTTTCATATTTACCCTTTGTTTTCAAGTTAATTGTTATTAAAATGTAACGCTTGCTGTTAAAACTGATGCCGATAACCAATATATTGTTCTACGAATGTCTCCTTGCCACCCGTATGCTATTGCACTGCCAATGCTCATTAAAATCATTATTGTGGGACAAATCCATTCAACCTTCATAGCGTACACCTAAATCTTTCAGCGATTCCTTCCAATTTCCTACGTATTCACAACGTCCTATATATATTATCTTAGTTAATGTATGGTTGTAAATAAATACATTCTGGTAAATTTCTGGCAGACCAACATAAGC